GCGTCATTTGGTTGGCTATCGTTGGACATTTAGTTTGCTAATTTTAAACCCCCCTTTATTGCCCTTTAAATCTGAAAGTTATCCACAGGTTATTTGTCTTTAATCATTGTCACATCACTTAAAAATTGCCTTCCTTTTCGATTGGTAGTTGCCTAGGCACTCTGCGATGCTGAGTGAGGATCAGCTAACAGTGCGCGTCGGTCTGAAATCGTGTCTGACTAGACTCAACTGCTCGCAATGACTGTATTTTGAGCGCGTCCAAACCCTGATCAGCTTGTCGCCAATCAGGCCTGGTGCCTTATAAAATGCTAGAGAAGTTTTCATGACGTGAAAATCGCTTTTCTTACGGCTTGATGGGCGCCCAATATTGTCAAGTAGGCTTTTTCGTAGGCTTCTGCGTTTGCGACTATTTTTAATGCCAAGGCTTCTGTCGTCTCGCCGAAACCACGAGCATCTGCCAGGGCTTGCAGTTGTGGTGCGGGCTTCGTTGTGTCCAACAAGTGCTCTTTAGCTAGCTTTTCTTGTTTATCCCAGCTTACTACTTCGCTCATCGCAACTTGTCCTGTAATCTCCTGGACATCTGCTTTAAACTTTTTATCCAGGTTTTCCAATGCAAACTTTGCTTGATTTGATTTAACAGCAAGTGCAAAAAACTCATCAAATGTGAGCTCGGTCATGCTAATTTCGACTGGCTGAGCGGCTACTAGCGCATCTATTTCGACTTGATCGCCATCGAGCATGACCACATTCGTATCAAACTCTTTAATAGTTAGACTGTTTGCGCCTGTATCATTAAATCTGAGCGTTGTGTGTGCAGTTTGGATTGGTGTGAATTGATAGTATTTAGCCATTGTTGTACCCCTTTTGGTAAGTGATTAAAAATAGTGTGCCCATTTAAAAACCGAGCGTAAAAGTTTATGGTTGCGCTGTGCTTCGCGTGACCTATTAAACTGATAACGCTATCAATCTTTTGTTGTTTTACCGATTTTTTAAATTTTAAAACGCTATGTTTGCGCACAAACTTGACTGACCGCCATGAGCGGTAGCCAACAAAATTGATGCCGCGTTTTATTTTGTTGATTGTCCAGTGACTTAGTTCGAGTTTTAGCTCGTTTTTCACAAATCGTTCGCACTGCTCCTTAAAAAGCTTTGCTTCGCTAAGTGTTAAGCCGATTGCGATAAAGTCATCCACGTAGCGCACATAATGCTTTGCCTTTAAAATGCGCTTAACGAAGTGATCCAACGGATTTAAATAGATTAATGCATAAATTTGGCTTAATAAATTGCCAATCGGGATGCCTATTTCTGACTGAATCTCGGCAAATACACACATTAAATCCAAAAACCGTTTATCTTTAATTTTGCGCTCAAACAGCTTGCGCAAGATTGCGCGATCAACACGATAAAAGAATTTGCGGATATCAAGCTTTGCATAATAACTGTCGCCGCTATATTTCCGCATTGCGCGTTGGGTGTACTCGCTAGCTTTGTGTGTGCCGCCGCCTTTTCGGCACGCATAAGACTGATCGATAAAAGTTCGGTCGAATATCGGGTAGATCACCTGATAGATTGCATGCTGCACAACCAGATCTCTGAAATGCGGGGCATGAATCAAGCGGCGCTTTGGCTCAAAAACCTCAAATGCTCTCAATGGTTGTGGCTTGTAACTGCCATCCATTAATGATTTATGCAGTGCATCCATTTCAGCGCCGAGATTCAATTCAAACTCAAAACACTCAACCTTCTTAGACTTGCCTTTTTTTGCGTTTAAAAATGCTTGATAAAGCATTGGCTTGGTAAAAGCCTTATCGTATAAATAACCAGTTCGTTTTGGGCGGTTAAGATTTTCGGCATTGCTACTCAAATTAACCAGGCCTGCTCTAGTTCGCTTATCGCTGGACAATCCATCCCTGTGTTGCACTGTCTCATTATTTGAGTTTGAGCTATGTGTAACAGAGTCCGAGCCGCCCACATTGTTGTTCGAGTTCGACGACGCATTGTTGAGATTGCGCGCAAAAACCCCGGCATCGGAGACATTGTTCCAATTGGCGCCGGATAGCGGGAGCTTGATGGATTTACCCATATTCAAGTTGCCTCGAATTTTTTAACCCAGGCGCCAATCATGCGACCAAGCTCATCAACTAGAGCGGATATTTTCATAAACCGCTCCTGTGGGTTCGCTTTTTCGACTTTTGCGCCGTCTCGAAACTTGAAATACCCCAACTCAAATGCAAGATGCAGCTGCATTCTCAGTTGTTGGTGGGCTATATCAAGATTTCTAAGGGTTGTTTTCTTTTGATACCGCTTAACGCCCTCAGTAATCAGGTCATAAATGCGGTACGCCGTTGTTCTTATTTGGTTACACAGCGCATATTTTTCGTGATTTGGAAAATGATTAAGATACATATTGAGCAACTTAACCGTTTCGATATATTTACGAATTAATGCCGTGTCCTGTCTAGTATGTTGTGCCATCGCTATCGCTCAGGCTACAGGGAAACACAGGCCGAGCCGCCCACACTGTTGCTCGAGGACGACGACGCAGTGCCGAGATGGCGCGCAAAAACCCCGGCATCGGAGACATAGTCCCAAGTGGCGCCGGAGAGCGGGAGCAGATTCATACGCCAGTAGCGATAAAGGCCGTCTTGCCCAAATTGATTTGTACCTGCTGCCGATACTCCTGTTAATAGCGGTAGACCAGCGCAAGCCCTGCGAAGTTCCAGTTCAGTTGCTCCAAAGTCAAACACTTGTTCAGCGCCATTACCAAACCGAATCCAGCCGTCATTTCCATCGACCAGGCCGGTTAAATCGAGGTCGTCGTATAGCGCTGCATCGTGCAAGTTCGAGGCTGTAATATTGTCAGGCGATACGGTGGTTTTTAAGATTTTGAAGATGGCGTCCGTGTCGTTTAGCTTTGTAAGCCCGATATTAACGCGCCACATATTACCGTTTACATCGGCGACACCGCAGGCCTGGCCGTTATGTGTTGTTTTTGCGAAAGGAAAACCGCTCCCCGTTAACGCACAAGAGGGATAAGTGGCATTTCCAGCGCTCATATAAGATACTGAATTATCGTTTATGTCACCAAGCGCGTTATTGTTGTTGCCTTTTGGCATATATGGAAGTACGTCTTTATATGCACAAACGCTGGTATTTGTACTAGCTTCTGCGTGTGCAAGTGCAAGAACCGCTATAGCGTTAGCCTCGAAGACTGTTTCCGCATGAGCAGTTGCCGTGCGCCCAATGATAGCTGTTATCATCCCCGCATAAGTGTTTGTTGGAGCGACGGTTAGCGCGCTGATGGGATTGTTTGCTGCACTAGTTGATAAAGGTGGCTCGCCAATTTTCGCAATCGCTTTGCCGTCGACATTACTAACATGACATTTGTCGTGGAAGAATCCTTTTGTGCAGTGTCTGAAAGCTTCGTGCGCTACATATCCAGCCGCTGGATATTTACTTACAAGCGGTGTGTTACCTGACCATTTAAACCAAAACTTAGGAATAAAGACCATCTGACTACCGTCAGGGTCGAAATAATTCCCGTAATTCGGGGACATCTGGTCGTTGTGACCAGACGTGGCCGTCCAGCCCGCAGGAATATCAGCATCTCTTAATGCACCGACGCCAAATCCATAAGTGCCTGGTGTGCCGATAGTGTAAGTGTCGCTATCGATAATGTCATCGCCAGCGGCTTCAAGTTTTGAGAGTGCAGCGGTTGCGTAGCTAATCGCTTCAAGCGATGTTGACGCTGAAATCGCTAGATTTAAACGATCGATTAAAAGCGCTTTAACATCATTAATGCCGTTTAAGTTTGTTGTTTCAGCGAGTTTTGCAAGTGCAGCAGCTGCAAAACTTAAGTCTTCAATATTTTCTGATGTGGATGCGACATCATTAATGCGCGTAATCGTCATTTCCTTTGCTGATTGAATGCTCATAGCTTGTCCTTATAATAGCGATGATTGAAATGAGCCGGTGCAATCATGAATGCACCGCTAAGTATTTGATTAATCATAATGTTATCTCCGTTATAAAGTTGTTCGTAAATTCAGGCCGAAAAAATCAGTTTTGTTTCTTTGCAAGATTTTTTGTGCATCCGTCAAAACCAATGCCCCCACGTCGCTTGCTGCCAAAATAGCGGCATCTCTAGCTTCTTGAGCAGTGGTCGCCGCTGTTTGCGCAAGGGTTTTGTTGGTTTCGCTGGCTTGTTCTGATTGCAAAGCCGCTGCCGATGCGTTGCCTGCCGCCGTTGCGCTTGATGCTGCACTATTTTTACTAACCAGCGCTGATTGAGCATCGTCGTTAACGTCCTCTGCTGTTTGATTGGCTTCAGAACCAAATGCATTAAGTTTTATAAACGTGTCATAACTTTTGTCTTCAATATCTGAAACACTGTCGGCTGGGGTTGGTGGGTTAAATATAGTCGTTATCATTGTGCTGTCCCTGTCAGTTTTAAACTTGTATAGGCGTGTAAGTTGTCTGAGAATTGACTTTCAAAGTCGTCGTAATAAGCTTTAAGAATGGTGGATGTGTAGCGCTCACTGAGAATCCAAAGCACGGGGATGCCGTCGATCTCAACCATATCATCTTCAAACCCTGCCACGCGCTCGGGCGGCATCACTAAGTTTAAACCAACCCGTTTTGATGATGCGAGGCGCTTAACCACTATGGTGTTGCCAAACGTATCTTCGGTGCGAGCAGTGTAAGTTTTTCGTCTGCTTGCGAATTGCCACTGCACATTGCCATAAATTTTTCGCTCGCCCAGCATAAAGTCACCAACGGCGATCTCAATGCTAGGGTCACCCGTAAAAACAACCTCTATGGTTTGATCTTTATATTGAGGTAAATTTGTAAAAACGACATCTGAAGTGAAAACGTGCTTCCCAAAAAACATATCGTAAATACTGTTGATTTGGCGTTTGTATGCGATTCTGGTATCTGTCCAAACCGCGACACCACCTACTTTTGCGGTGACGGTTATGCTTTTAACATTTTCTAAACCGAGTGCCGAAAAAGTATTGGTGAACCCTGGCAGATCAACCGTTAAACTAATTGTCTCGATAGCACGAGTTTTTGTACTGATTTTGGAATCGAACATTGACGCGCGATTGCTGGGTATTCCCAAGTCAACCCAAGACGTGCCCAATGGATCAGCCGGGTTGTTCCCAAAATTATTGTCAGCTAGCGACTCATATATAGTGCTTCCAAATTCATCCAAAACCACCCAGGCACTCTTGGGGTAAGTCGTGCCAGATAACCATATTTGCTCATCTTGAGTCACGCTATAAGCGGTTAAAGCATCTGTAGTAATTGCCTTGCCGGGCATCACAGTTAAGCTCATGCGATCACCTCAACGCTTTGAGTGTTTTGGAAGTTTGGCAAACCATCAACAACCCAATCATCGAATCGGTCATCAATATCTCTTAATAAGCCGATGAGTGTTGAGTTAGCAGAGTTGTTGGCACTGGTAAGATTGTTTATATCAGCACGCAAAGCTCTTATTTCTGCAATCAGTTCTGAATTGTCTAGCAGTGACTGGGTTTGAGCATTGTTGATGATTCGGCTAGGGCCGGTGTATTCGATTTCAGGGCCTCGCTCACCGACTATGCGTAATCCACCGGTGTGGATGCCACCGGTTGCGAATGCTGGCATGGAGTTTAAAGCTTCTTTTGCTTTTGCTAGTTGCTCTGCGACGTCATAATATCTAGCAACATCGCTCGACAGTCCTGATACCTGCGCCCATTGTACATCCGCTGCTTCTGCTGCGATCTGCAAACTTTTAGCTTGGTCAGCGCTTGCTCTTGACTGTGTGTGCTGAGGCGAATCAATCCCATAGTCTCTATAATCCAAATACGCTTGCCATCCAAGATCCATATACATATCGCGATAAAACTCAGCATCTGTAGCCTCTGCCGCCGCCTTTTTCGCTTCAAAGTCCGAAACTTCAGCGGCGGTGATAGGTAGTGTGTCTAGTCGCTGTTGAGCTGTATTAACGGCTGATTGCAAAACAGACTGTTGCTGCACTTTTGAGTTGTAGCCAAGCGCTTCGGTTAAAACCCCCATTGCGCTGATTGTGCCGGCGGTATTTGCTGTGATGGTTTCCAACTCAGATAATTGCGATTTGGCTTTTTCTCCGACTGCATCAGTTTTTAACGCGGTGTCGGCAGCCGCGGCAGTAGTTAAGTCAATCGAGTCGATCACCCCGTCCGCACCGGCTAAGGCTTCAAAAACTTTTTTCAATTCGGCATCTGAGGCCGTGCCAGAATAAATACTGTCGAATTCGTCCTTTGTGATAGTTTCGCCAACGATTGGAATAAGGGCATCAAAATTGTCTTTTAAGCTTGCTGCATAATCAAAGCCCAGGGTTTCGGTTTGTAATGCAATCGCTTGTTTAATCTCGTCTGCAATATATTGCTGGGCACTGACTTGCTCTGGCAATGCGTTTAAGTCAGTGATAACGCTTGCTTTTACACGCTCGTAATCCAGCGCGGTTGTTGACTTGGCCAGAGCGTCGTCTAAATATGCTTGTGCTGATTGAGTGATTGAGCTTAAAGCGTTTTGGTCGCCACCTTGGGCTAGCGATAAATCGCTGGCATAACTGGCGCCGGTTGCCGATGCACCCAACACCAAAGCAGCAGTAAACTGTTTAATCGTTTTGAACGCACCGCCAAGGTTACCCAGCACACCAGACAAAGCAGACTGATAGCTGGACTGGGCCGCTTTTGCTTTATCGATTGCAGCCGCTTCATCTTGTAGGGCCCACAAGCGTTTTTGCTGTGCTTTTAACAATGGGTCTACCGCCTTCAATTCTTGTTCACGTTGATATGCCAAAGCTTGCTGCGGATCAATCATGTCAAGCAATGCCGACTTTAAAGATGATGACTGAGACTCAAATACCATGTATTGACTAACCAGGGCTTTTTCAGCATCCCGCACGATCTGCTCGCGAGCCTGCCTTTCTTGGTCGGCGATACGCGCGTTTTGCTCGCGAGCCTGCCTTTCTTGGTCGGCGATACGCGCGTTTTGCTCGGCTATACGCGCTTTTTCATCTGCTGCTTTAGCCGCTGCTTGCTGCTCAGCTTGGGTTTCAGCTGCTAATCGCTTCAGAGTGTCTGTTAAAGATTCGCCTTGATACCGCATATCTTCTAAGCGCGGACGTAACCCGCCAATCGAATCAATCGCTTCATCAGTTACCTTTCCCACCGCATCGGCCATTGCACCCCGAATATCGCCATCTTTCCCTGCCGAGACTTTAACGTTTGTCGAAAAATCATTGGCTAAGTCATAACCGATTTGATTTGCGATTGTGTCGATATCCCTCAACAAGCTGTTGACCGTGACGCCTAGGCTATCTGAGATGTCAGTAGTATTGGTTTTGGTTTTTGAACTGGAGAAAAGGCCGCCAGACTTTTTACTTGTGACCGCTTGCTCGGCACTTACATAGTCAAGCCCCCCGGACAGAGAGATTTCTGCATTCTTGCGCTTCCAATCACCGCCGAATAATGGCTTGCTGATTGCACCGCCTGTCACTTGATCGATTGCGATTGCACCCAAAAGATATGGCGCAACCGTTGCAGTACCCGCAGCCAAGCTTCCAGAGGTTGTGCCAAATGCTTCAGCCGTCATGCTTGCGCCAGCCGTGCCAAACTCAGCAGTTTGTGCGGCAAGCATGGATGCTTGTTGTGATCCGGCACCCGCCATCATTGATAGGCCGTAACCGAGTCCTTGACTAAGCAAGTTCAAACCGGAGGACTGGCTATCCATCCCCATTGCGGACATAATAATCGGTTTAGTAATAGCGGCATGCGCCATTTCGGCGAGCATGCGCTTAAAAGACTCCTGAATAAAGTCAAATGCAGTCTTAGAGCCATCCGCAACGTCATACCACATTTGAGCAAAGCCGTCATCTAAACGCCGGAATAAATTCTCGTAGATAACATTGCGCGCTTCAGCAGCGGCTTTTTCTGACTCCAAAGCGGTCTTATTGGCTTTCTCAAGTTCAAATAGTGCCTTGGTTTCTACACCGATCGCATTGATTTGGTCGCGACTGTATCCTTTGTTAGCAGCTGCTCTCATCGCTTCTGCCGCCGTGACATCGGCATTAGTCAACTTGTACTTGATCATTCCAAAACGCAGTTGCTCGATGTCGCTTGCATAAGCTTTATTGATTTTATTTAGAGCTGCTTGAACCTTGGCGTCGGCTTCTAGCTCTTTGCGGTATTCTTTGTGATACTGTTTAGATGCCTCATTCCAAGCCTTCTCGTTTTCAGTATTTGCTTTGGCTATTTCAGCGACCATCGTTTCTGAGTATTTCATGGCGGCTGCTATTTCAGCTTCGACCTTATCGATCCCATCAACGATGGTGACCTCTTCAGTCATATCAGCCAGTTTTTGTTTTAAGGCATTTAATTGGGCTTCGTATTGTTTAATCATGCCATCGGCATAGGCTGCACCAGCGTATGGCTTCAGCTGATTTATTTGCTGGTTAAGCAGATCGATTTCGGTTTTTGTTGTGCGAATATGAGTGTTGTAAGTATTAATTTCGTCTTGAGCTGTTTTACCAAACACCTGTTGTTGCAGTTGCTCAGCTTCTTTGCGCAGGGTTTCAGTATTTGTAAAGGCACGATAAATTGAGTTAGATAACTTATCTAACACACCGATTGAAGTTGTTATAACTCCGTTCGAGCTTTCACCAATAGCATTAAAAGCTTTATCCCAATTATCTTGCAAGTTTGACAGTTGACCGCCAACCGTTTCCATCTGTCTGGCCATGCCGCCCGCAAAATTCACTTCGCCCAGATTGACTAGGTAATCTTCAATTTCAGATGCATTTTTAGCCACTTCAGTGGTGACACCACGAAATGTAAACTTGACGTTTTCGCCCTCTGATCGAGCCTTGATACCAAACTCTTTTAACCGCTCAAATTCACCTGTGGCAGCATCCGCAACCGCTTCTATCATTTGGTTAAGAGATTTACCCATAGATGATGCGGTATCACCGTATGAACGCATGGCGCGCTCTGAAGATTTAAGGCCAAGCGCCTCCATCTTGATGAATGAGTCGGTTACTTCTGATAGTTGAAAAGGGGTGGTCGATGCAAATTGTTTGATTTGAGCGAAGGCTTCGTCGGCTGCAACAGTTGACCCCGTTACCGTGACCAATGATGCTTTTAGACTGTCAAATTCTTTGGTGACAGCAAGTACGTCTGATGCAATGGCGGTTAAACCCCAACCAGCAAATGCCAGTGCGCCATAATGACCAATTTTCTTGAGCGATGCGGACATTGCATCAGTTTTTGTTGTAGTATCAGTCGCTTGATTTTTGACACTCTTTAAGTCATTATTAACATCCTTGACGAACCCAGATACATTGCCGTCTGCATTGATCGTCAATTTCACTGAAAGGTTGTTATTATTCATGACTCATTACGCACCGTTTGTTTTGATTGTTACACTGGTTTTATTAACTGGTTTGACCATGACGCCACTGGCGCCGGTCGCAAAAATATTGTTTATAGCGCTTTTCTTGTACAGCAGCTTTTATTCTGTATTCAGGCTCTTTATTCGCCGTTAAGCAGTGATAAAGCCGCACGCTCAATAGTTTGTAGCTTGTCGAATAGGGTGTCATGATCTTCGTTCTTAAAGACTCGCCGCATAACTACTTCCGCTGCTTGATAATTCAAACCTGTCCTAACCGCACCAGCCATACCACTTATGTACTGCCACTGTGTTTGCAGCCTCAAAAACAAGTTGATTGCAGCCCAGTTTTCTTCTAGCACAAAATAGTCTTGTTGCTGTGCCACCTCGACTTGAGGTGCATCTTCAAACATCGATGCGAGTTGATCATTAACATCGCCTGCATCGATTTGAGATTGCTTAGGGATTAAGTGTTTGACTGCTCCAACCAGGTTCGCTGCTTCTTCGCAAGATTCTCGTTTCCCAGCGCCCACGCGCTAGCAATCAAGCCACTCAGCTGAGCATCATCTTTTACCGCTTTAATCGTCTCTTCCGGGGTTAAGGTGCGGCCGGTATCATCAGTTAATTCCAAACCACTAATGCTTGTAATTAAGTCAACTACCTTGGCATCTTCATCTTTTTTGAGTATGCGCATTTCTGCAAAAAAAGACTGCATCTCTTCGCCAACCGGAACAGGTACTTCGATTTTTTGAGTGCGATTTACGTTTAATTTAATAGCCATTTAAGACTCCTAAAATTTGAGTTAATTGGGTTATAAGGCCTGGTGGTTTTTAGTGGTTACGACTGGGTGATGGTTAAATCGGTGTTGGCCGTTAAAGGCTTAATGTCGGCGACAACGTCGACATTGGCGATTTCGCCATCCCACGACACTTTGGCCGTTTTGACTTGTAAATTTGGCACATTAACAGTCAATGTGCTGCCAGCAGCTGTGCCGTGTACTGCATTTAAAGCACCTTCAGTGTTGGCCGAGGCGTTTTGCAAAGCCGTAACTAGCTCGGCATCGGTGGTTCTAAAGCTGAGATTAACTGACCCTTGACGGCCAACGATTTCAACCTCTTCTTTCTCCGTGTCTTCAACAAACTGAGTCTGCACACCCAAGTCGATTGACAACTTAGACATCCGCACCGCGCTGTTTAAAAACGTGACCGATGCGGTAGCTTTAGTTTGACCTTGAGGTGCTTTAAATGCAGAGTGATCCACACCAGCCAAAGCCGTTGTTTCCACCGTTGGGTCTTGATAAAGACTCATCAGATCGAATTTGATAGACGGAATCGTCTGGGCATCGAGGTTAAGAGTGAATTTACCGCGTGCACCAGGCAAAACCTGTTGCAGCTTAGCAATGCGATACAAGATTGTTGCTGACTCAAAAGCGGTGCCGATTGGCGTGTATGTCACATCAGTTGCACCGATCACTTCACCCATGCCACAAGCGCGCAACAATTTTCCCCAAGCAGGAGGGGTAGCAGCAGCGCCCGAACCCGCAAATTCAACACCAAATGATGCCGAGTTTTGGCGAGATACAGTGGTACCGCCCTGCGCACCCATATAGCCGACCACGTTATTTCGGCCAACAACATTGTTATCGAGCATATTCACAGTCATGTCTTGCGCCAAAATCGAGTCTGACCCAGTGCCAATTACTGGCGTGCTGTAAACGGTTTCCATCGCTATCGCTAGTACCTGGTTTTGTTTTCTGAGTAATTCAGCCATTACTTAACTCCTTTTGTCGGCGCGACTTTATCCTGCGCTGGTTTCTTAACTGGTTTACCGTTTTGAACGGTATAAGAGCCGCCTTCATGCACCTGTATGGATGCTTTTTGAGACTCGTATTCGGTTGGTTTTTTCATAACAAATCCTCTTTAGTAATCATTCTTCGGGTGCGGAATCTCTCAACCCAAAATAAAGCGCCGTTGGCAAAAACCAATAATTCAGCGCCTCCTAACACAAATGGGTCAAAGCCGTCAGGTGTCCAACCGAAAAACTGTTGGCGCACTATTAGGCGTTTGAGTGTTAAAGTTTCTTTTGCTGCCGATCCATGACGGTCATTTACTGATCTAACACCGATGACAACCCCGAAAACTTGATCTTCAAATTGCACCGGATCGCCGATATCTCTTACATTCTGATCAGGTAAGCTTGACAACTCGCCCACCCAAACCGCAGTTTGTCCGCGAATCGATTTAGCCGTCAATTCGGTTAAAGCAACTGAGTCTTCGACCGTTGCAAACTCGCCTGTAGCAGTAAGCTTGGCTTGCATTTGCTGCACGACATCCATCAAATAAACCCGCCTGAGTTTTTACGACCCCAAACCGCTGAATCTGACTGCATTTTTACCGTTTGTGATGTGCTAGTGGCTTCTGCTCCATCGGTGTCAACACCGAGTTTCACCAAGCCCTTAGCAACGTCCTTCAAAAACCGCAAAGCATCTTGATAGGCTTTATCAGCAGCTTCGTTCAATTGACCATCATGCAAGTAATAGCGTGCAAGTGTGCAAGCAATACGGTTTAACACTTTGGGTACCGGATTAAGTGGCAGGGCATAACGCCCACCCAGATACGACTCAATTTCCGCCTCAGCATCGACAATCGCTTGCTCGATGACTGCGGCATCAATTGCTTGGCCACCTGGGTTCGATAATCCGATTAACTCCCACTCATCAAAGCGGGTTTGCATATCGGCAACCGTGCAATAGGTCATTACTCAGCACCGCCTTGTTGCGCTTGATACAGCTCCCATGCAGAGTCTCGTTCTTTTGCAGAGACACTACCGCTATGCATATTTTCGAGTGCGGACGTTTGTGGTTTACCGCCGTTTGTCCACAATTCTTGTTTGTCGACATCAAGCTCGCTGATCAATTCAACTAAAGATGCAATCTTGTTAACATCACTTTGACTATCACCTTCATCATCCGATTGCTCTGATTCAACGACTACTAAATTTGGTTCGGACTTGAGCGTTTTGATTTGGTCTGCTGTTAAAGCAGACGCTAGCACAATCGATTCCTTAGCTGTGAAGACCAGGCCTGCACGTCTAAAACTGGGTGTTACTGATCGGATTTTTAATACCTTTTGAGTTGCCATAACAATTCCTTATTTTTTAGGATATCTAGGCCTGTTTGACCAGGCCTGGTTATTATTAAGCTGCGCCAGTTGAGCCGTAAGCCATCTGCCAGAAGCCATAGCCAGCCGCCATTCGTGCTTCAGCACCAAACTTATACTGTTTATGCATGAACACGGATTCACTGTTGATATCAGTCATCGCGACGGGTACCGGCTCTTTACGCACTTGTAAAATAAATGGCTTAATCGGCTTAGTGGTATCCAATAAGAACCATGCAGTTGTAGAGGTTAGACCCGGCATAACAACGACCTTAGCGGTTCCCTTGTAAAGATTGGTTTTACCATCTTCCAAGCGCTCTGCGGTCATCAAGGCGTTAGCCACATCTTCTAAAGCAGGGGGAACGACCAGGACATCTGGATTGATATTCAACGATCGACCCTCTTCATCCTTCATACTGCGCAAGGCAGTCCGGGCAGCGCCATAAGATGCTTGAGCGGCAGCCTGCGTTGCAATTGACAGAGCAGCGGTGCCTTTATTACTCACACTAGCCCCATTGACAGCATGATCTGTGTCAAAGAAATACTGACCGTCATAGCAAAGTTGGGTAAACCCACCAGCTACCAATTCAGTGATTAGCTCATCCGGCAATGCCTTGGCAGACATCCCAGCCATTTCGGCTTGTGGCCCATAGATCCCTAAAGTATCGTCTTCAACATCATTTCGATCCACTTCAACAGTCGCTTCAAAGTCATCATTGATGATCGTATATTGATGCGCTTCAAGCTGTTTGACGTTCTTCTCGCCAACCCATTTACGCATCCTCGGAAACTTGCTCAGCCAGACATAGCTGTTTTCCGATGTGGTTGATGTGACCTTCATAGCCACTAATTGCCAAACAGTCGGTGCCGCTGCAAATGCTTTATTGAAGGATGCCGTTAGGTTTTTAAAAACCGTAGCGATTGTATTCTTGTTAACTAACATAGTGGTATCTCCTTATAAGTTAGTTGTTACTCAACCCAGACGCCGTCTGAATCGATTGCGACAATAGTACCCGCGGCAGAGCGCGTGCCGGTTCCGTCGGTTGCTGCCACAGTTTCGTCATCGACGATGTAGCAGGTTGCCCCGAGGTTCGCTTGAGTGATTGAGCCATCGTTAGCCCAGTCAAATGCGACACCACGACGAACTTTAACGTGCTTAGCGCCGTTAGCCCCCGCTGAATTGTCGACGTACTCATCTGCGCGCCCAAAGTACTTCAGTCCTGTTGCAGTTGATCCGGGTGCGGCGTAACCTGATGCATTGATTACCACCAATGAGCCGGCAAAAATCTCGCTGCTGGCCGCAACGGCGACAGCGATTACGCTGGTGTTCATGTAAGAGGTGTTTCTGTCTTTAGCTAGTGCCATGATTTCTCCTTATCCAGCGTATTTCGCTAGGTCATCTGGTGTATTACCGAACATAGCCATCACTGACTCGTCCACTTTTGTTAGTGCTGCTTGTTGATCGCCTTTACCTGGATCAGCGTCCGCTTGAATACCCGTAAAGGCGGCGATTGGTGCTTGCCCCGAGATATATTTAGTCAGTGCAACAAAGTTTGATTTACCGAGACTGGTAGCCCATTCCTTTTGAGCAGGGATTAAAAGTCCGTTCTTTAAGGCTTCGTCGACGACGCCTTCAACGCGCCCTTCATTTGCTTGAGCGGTTAAGATTGCTGCTTGAGCCTGTAAATCCTTCATTACTTCAATCGGCACAAACTTCGCTGGATCAGGATCAGCTTCGACCTGAACGGTTAAAGCAGCAATCTTTGCTTCTGACTTAGTCGCAGTTGATTGCAAAGCTGTCAAAGCTGCAACAGCTTCATCCTCGGTTGCATCTTTAGGCAACCCGAGCAGTTTTAAGAGCTTTTTCATGGGTTTCTCCTTAATGGGTTTTGGTTGGTGGTTAGATAGTTGATCAAATTGTTTTTGGGTCAAGGTCGCAAGGCTCTGCATGCCGTCAAGTCCAGGCGAGTTGGTAATGGCAGCCATAGCGACATTGAGCAATCGACCCGTCTTGGGTTCATAAGCTGCCACAGGTGATAAGTAGCGGTATTCACCATTCAAAATGGCTTTTTTGGCCCGTGCTGTCCATTTGACATCAACAGCCCAAAGACCAGAGCCGTCACGCCACTCCATCTTTTTAAACCAAGCCGCAGCAGGGGCAGGTTGGCCGTTACGCTCTTTGTTCAAGGTTTGGTGCTCATAGTCAATAACAATGTCATTTTTGAGTGCAGCGGCGTTTTTGATTAGGGTCGCGGCGATGTCCGCATCGATTAGCCAACCTTCCTTGGCATCATGTGGACGACCATCGACCGACCGGAAGCGACCAGCTGGTGTCAGTTGGATTTCAGTTGGTACCTGTTTAGGTGTAAGTGATCCGTCCTGGACAAGACCAAGACTTAAACAAGCAATTGCGATTTTGTTTGAGTTTTTTGTTTTCATGCCTCCAGTTTAGAGGCATGTTAGAAAGGTGTTATTTCAAGGGTTTGAGAGGTTTTTACTACTGTTGAACATTCTCAATAATTGCATTTCCATTATGGTTTTCAATGATTTTTTATTACTGGAGCATGGGATAGCGTGTGTATAAATGCTTGATAGATTCGCTTAAAGTGCGTTTAAATTTTTTGTCACGCGTTTAAGTCTTTTTAAGATATGGCATTGCTTAGGTTTTTTGTTAAAGTCGCTCAGATCGCTTTATTTTGCGTTTAGCTGATTTTCGATAAATACGGACAGATTATCTAGGATTTCTTCATGATCTTGAGTAGATATTCCAATAAACGGACGGGCTGGGATATTTCCCCATGGTAGCGGGCCGTTACGGTTTGACCGACCAAAAGCACCTTGCTTAGCCCCGAACTGATGGACTGCTGCATACTTACGATCTGATCCGAACTCCAAACTGGTACCGCCGTGCACCAACTGATAAGCCAGCTCACGATGTAAATCACCGCTTTCCATTAACACCTTATCTCGATTCTTCTTTTTGCGAGCTAATGTGACTGGGGATAGTGGAGCAAAATGTCGACCATCAACATCAACACCATTTTCAAGGCGCTCTCTGGTGTTATTGGTTAAGGTTTCACCAATACCTCTAAGCGCTGCCGCTAAATCAAAACTGCTTAACCTTGATAGAGTCTTGCGTACCGCTTTGTCATCTACTTCTACTGTAATGCCTGTCATTTGCTATTTATCCTTAAAACGGTTAATCTATACTTAGCTGGATATTTAACTTGCTGTGCATGGCTATAAGTTTCAGATCGAGTGTGGCGCAGATGCACATGCGCCACTCTTATTTCCCAATGCCTATCAAATCCCCAACTCTCTCTTTGTTTAACTGCTTTGGTTTTACTGGTACCATTGTCCAGCCTGTTAGCACACCACCATCAACATTTAGGACAATATAAATCGATTTACCACGGAACTCATAAGCACTAATGATTCTGCGTCTTATAACCACTTGGCCGTTGATTTTATGTTGCTCAAAGTTCTGCCAAACTTCATACGGTTCGTTCAGTGTTTGAATCATCATTGGCAAATAGACACCCCTGTTTGCTTTGAGATGGCTAGCCAAAAACTCAGCATTAATCAGGACAGGCAATCCAGATACATCAAAAACTTTGGTGTCACCACCTATAAGCATCTTCAGCATTTCGGTTTTGTCAGTGTTTAAATCCAAACCTTCAGGTGGGTGGTATTTTGCGAGAGGTATCTCTTGAGGCCCCCCGAAGTCCTGCCACGTTGTTGCAATCAAAGGTTGCCATAGTTTTACATTCTCAAACTTTGACCTTATATCGTCATAGACACGTTGCTGCATAACCTCACCCCATGCCGCTCTTCCTGGGTTGTAAGCAAAACCAGCATCAACCCCTTCAGCTACTTTGACGATGCGAGGATTAGTTCGAACCCCAACAGTCTTGTCTCGCCAAACAGTGTCAGGAGCTTTAGAAACGGTTAGTCCTTTACGCTCAATATCTCTTGCTGACAGAGTCCGCACATAACACTGACAACCCCAACCGTTGGGTGGGTAGTGAACATCCCACCAAGGATCATCAGCCATTAGCACCATGCCATCCCACCACAAATGGTTTTGACGGGCGTTCTCAGAGGCAATGGAATGTTTATATTGCCAATAAGGCCGTGAACGCTTAACTTGCTGCATTTGTTGATATCGACCAGCGGAATAGGCTGTGCGAAGGTTGGTGTCGTAAATCACTCTGGTGCGCCAATTACGACCACCGTTATAGCTCCACCCATGTTTTTTAACAATCGTATCAAACTCTTTACGGAAGTCTGTCAAAGTGCTTTGACCATTAATGCCCTTGGCTATGGCTTGCTGAAAATCGGCTAATAAATCATCTTTCATAGCACCAGCAACAACAAACGCTTTAGCGTGTTGCTGTTGCCAGATATCTGACCAAGTGGCTGAGGGTAGTCGCAATTTGTTTTTGAAAAAGTCTATTTTCTCTTGGAATTTAATAGAGCCATATTTCGTTTCAGGCATTTTTAAACCCCGCTTAAAGCTTCTTCAAAGACGTCATAACGACCTTGTAATTCTGCTAAAACCATCGCCTGAGCCAATAGGTCTGCCATTTGGCTCATATCCTGATTTGCTAAATCTAGCAAACCTTGTTGCATACCCTCAAAGCTTTCAGCCGTCTCTACCAAAACGCGCAATTGCTCAACCAAGTCGGTAGCTGCTGGGTCAGCAGCAGTCTCTAAATCGCTTGATATCTTGTCGGCGGCTGTAATAGATTGTGGCTGGGCATTAAGAGCAGCTGTCTTACAGTCACCGCACTGACACCCATTAACCGCTGATTCATTAACTAGTGCGGCTGTGTTAGCTGCTTGCACCGACGCTGACTGTAAAATATCCTCTTCATCTTCATCTTCAGGCTCTGGGATTTGGGTTTGTTTATGTAGCCACTTTTTACTGATACTCATCCCCATTTGTTGCAGCTTTGGGATAGAGTCTGCAAGCAGCTTAATGTCTTCCGCTTCTTCAGTAATGAATTCGAATTTTGGACAGCGGAAAAAGCTGTGGATGCCGTTCTGATTGAAAACCACCATCGGCCAGAGCAAGTCGCGAGAGAGTGTCTTGGCGATTTGGCGCAAGTCGGCATCACGAATGTCGTAACGGACTTCGTTATGTATTTGACCCAGCGCATAAGCGCCGCCACTGTCAGTGCCACTGGTTAGCGTTGCGCCCAGAATGGCTTTTGAGATTGTGCGCTCAGCCCAATTAACCAGCGCCAAGAATGGTTCAGACTGGCCTTTTGCAGCCTCTTTGAACTCTAATGCCATTGAATCCGGTATGATGCCGGCAGCATTGTGTCCGATCTCCACTACGGCTTGTAGTAATCTGGATTTTTCATTATCCGTTGCGCCGGATGGATATTTACCCAGCCGCAATGGCAGGCCGTAAATCTCTAGAAACTCTGCCAAGTCGCGCAGCGAATAGTTTTTGAATAGGTAAGGCCAGGCCAGGGCGCGAACCAACCCGGCTCGACCCAAATAACCCGACTTTGATTTGTGCTGATGGACAACCCAACCG